TGTAGCCCGCCGCGCTGCGTGGTAACTCAAACCGGATAAAATAAGAAACCGCCCGTTTATCAAAATAGGCGGTTTTGCTTTAAATGGGGTTTAAACTATTGTTCAGGCCATCCGATTGGGTACGCTTCTAGCTCTGCAAAGTCGGTGAACGCTTGGATTTCTTTCTTCATAGTGCGCTGCCGATGATGAATCTGGAATCCCAATTCCCCAATGGCGACTTTGACTGCCTTAAGCTCATCGAGTGTCATGCCAACATGATCATTGTTGTCTGCATCTGTCCAGTACGGCGGCATTTGTTCGGTTAACAAGGCTGAGTCTATACGAGCGCGAGCCTCTGGCCCTGCATCCCAACGGTGACCGTTTGCTTCAACAATCGTGTTTGCGGCGGCTTCTTGTTGATTGCGCCATTGGTTGGCTTCAAGCTTTTTGGCATCTTGAAGCAAAGCAATTTGCTGTACCCAGTCATTACCCACAAAAGTTGAATAAGGCTGAGGCTTTTTGATGGTGTGGTCATCATCTACGAGCGATTTGTCATCGAACTCTTTTGGGGCTTTGGTTTGTTTGTGGTAAGCGGTGACTTTCTCAAAGCGTGTTTTTACTTGCCATATACAACCTGTATCGTCAGGCCAGTATTGCACCTTACCGTCAGAGTCGAGCATGGCGAAGTATTCGTTTTCAGCCAGTTCAACCTCGGGTAATGGCTGTGATGTGGTGTGTCCAACCTTGTTCGCTAGCTTTTGTGATTTGATGTATTCGCCCGACACAGAGCTAATATGGTGTCTAAGCATAGCTGAATACTCCTTTAGGGATAACGCGGCAATGGTCTAGGAAAAGGCCCATTGAGTCGGTGTAGGTGTCGGTTCTGACGGCTCGTGAAGCATCAAAATTAATTGTTGCACTACGGTTAGGTGAACTTGCCTCAACAGAGGTATTTGCTGCAGGGGAGTTGTCATCCGTGCTAAAAATTGCTCCTATGCTTGTAGACGACACAAAGTTAGAGACGTGTTTTCCTCTATCACCAGTGCTGATACTGCCTGTAATATTCTGAAGATGATCTTCTTTGCTCGAACCCGCTGCGCCGTAGCCTCCTGCGACTTTGATGTTCATCATCAGCGCCCAGTCGTCGGTGGTAAAGGTGGTGGCGCCATCACCATCTCCCCAATAGCCCGCGTAGGCACGTGGGTTAGCATTAATCGTCGCTTGATCAGTAAGAAATGCCGATGCGCTAACGATTTCAAATACGGTTGGATAATCGGCTCGAAGGAGTTCTACACGGCCAGCTGGTAGCCAGATGTTTGGATCTGGGTTTGGGCCTACGGTTGACATGGGCATGCCTTTGAAGAGCATATGTTTCTTGAAGAAGTTTTCACTGCCTTTTTCAAATACTTTCGCCAAATGATCAAACTTGGTTCTATCAAACGTTACACCAGCTGCAGCTAGCGCATTCTCAAACTCTTTAATCTGCGCATTGAAATAGTGAGCGCCAGGAACTGAAGGGTTTCCTTCTTCAGTCATGTAGCCAGCGTCACCGATAGGGTTGGGTGCGTCGGGCATATCTGGGACTTGGGTGCCGTTCTGAAGTGGATGCATTACATCATTCCTCCTCGGAGTAGATAAATTCGTAGTATTTACCGCCCATCTTGTACTTATTCAGCGTGCACTCTAATACACGTGCATCATTGCTGCTGAGTGGGGTGAGTACGTTATCTAGGACGGTCATTTTTGCATTTGGAACGTTTAGCACCTTGACTTTTAAGATGTGTCGGTATCGTTGGGGTACAAGCGCATATCCACAGCTTCTTAAGCAATGATGTGGAAAAAGTTCTTCAACTTTGATATCAAAGCCAAGGTTGGCCGCAAACTCTTCAATTTGCCATGTTGCTAAACCGCCTTGCTGCTTATCTTTCGTCACAATCGCATTGCGACGCTCGACAATGGTTTGGCCTTGGTATTCACATTCAGGCAACCCCAAGTACTCTTCTCGCTCATCGAGGAGCAAATAGGTATTGCTCGGCAATATTTCTGCAGCGACTTTGTCACACTCTTGGTCGGTTTCGGACAGGGCTTTAGCGATGGGTGACAATAGCTTGGTTTGCCCGCTATCTAGCTGATTATTCCAAGCCATACCTCTTGGCATGAGCTGGGTTAGTGCGTCTAGCCAAGCCTCTTGGTTCTGTGCATAGATGACTAGACTACCCATTGCGGCTCCTCAAAGGTGATCAGCTCGTCTTTTTCAGAGGTGATGTTGCCTGTCAAACTGCAGGTGTAATCCGTGACGCCCGTAGCGCTACCAATAGCGGTACGAACCTGAGAGAGCAAGATGGTTGCATTTGGGTTGGAATAGGCACGCTCTAAACCGTTAAGGTTGCTGATGACCGCTTTGCGGGTGGCAGTCGTGTCTGGGGTCAATTTAATGTTCATTGAAATGGCTTTTAAACGCAGTTTAAACAGGATGAGCTCAATCCCACCAGGACGACCAACCCAGATTTTTGTCGCTGGGTCTTGATGCTTGTAGATGTATTGATCGACTTCTTTTTGCTTAGTATCGGTTGGGATGATGTCATCAAGGTTGTCACAAACAAAAGCCAGTCCCATGGTTGAACCGCCTTGGTAGGCATCATAGGCCCATGCGCGAGTCACCTCTGGGACTTCGATTGCCCATCCTTCATAGTCATGAACTGCGCCGCCCATTGGAGGGTTTTGCTTGCGAAAGTAAAGGCGAGAAAGTAGCTCACCTATTGGTTCTAGGTCTGCACCGCCGCCAATCTCGGTGATAGTGGCACTACTGGCCAATCCTGGTACAGGGCTCACTAAGCTAAACTTTTGCTCTTCACCTGCTAAGTTACCTGCACTACCGAGCGCTTCTGCCTCAAATTCGAAAACGATTTTTCCAGTTGTTTCAGGCGTTGCCGATGTCACTATAAAGCGGAGGCCATTGCTGTGTTGAAATACTGTGCCGGTATTGAGTTCGCTGCCAGTATCGGCTGCAATCTCTGCTTGACCGGATGACTTGGTAGCGAGCTTACGTGGCACGCCTTCATAGGCCGCTGCATCAATAATGGTTTGCTCTGCAGAGTCACTACTTGGAACGATTTGTTTGGCTAGCCAATCGATATGGTCGTGAATATCACGCTTGGCCGCGCCCACTGCAAAAGCAATGGCACGTTCGGGGCCAATAATCGGTAACGTATCGACATCAAGGCTAAGTGCCATGTCTGCTTCAAGCTGCTTGATGATGTCACGCAACGATTGAGATTGATAAGCCATGATTACACCTCCAGAGCGGCTGCAGTATTCCAACTCAGTGTGGCTTGATACTCCTGAGTGGTGTTGTCGTTAAGGGTGATCGAGATAGACAACGTGATAACGTCACGTGAGGTACGGGTCGCGCTGACTTCTATACGTTTGGCAAGACAGTTGTCAGTTATCGGGGTTAACGCTTCTTCGGCATAGCTCTTGGCATCATGAATGGTTTGAGTGGTAATTTTCTCTCGTGAAAGTAACCATAAGCGGCTACCCCAACCAAATTCAGAATAGGTGTTACCTGGCCAGCCGCGTTTATCGGTCCCACTAGGCAGTTCATCGTCATCTTTGGCTCTGGCATCGGTGAACAGGCAGTAGACCACCAAACTAACCAGGCTATCATCTTGAGCAAAGCCGCCTTTGGAGAGGTCATAGTCAACACCATTCTGCGTCCATATCACTTTAATCATGCGGACTCCTTATTGGGCTTCTGAGTTAACGACCCCGTTTCGTTATGGGTGTGCTGACTACTGCTCACGCCATCGAAAATGCCTTCTGCGCCTGTCACTTTACCGTCTACATCCAAATCACCGGTGCATTTGGTCATAGGGCTGTCTATGATGCACTCTTCTTCCGCGATGATATTGACGCGTTTAACTCGGATGTTGAGCTCTTCTCCCACACCCTCAATCACGCCGTTCTTGGTCACTTTGATGAAATGTCCCTCAAGGTGATAAAGAGCAGAATCACCCTCAACAAGATCTTTTAAGCGCACGGTTTTATCTTCACTGCAGATGACCGCCAAGTTAGAACGTGAGCCACCCAACGCAACCAATAGATGTTCGGCTCCTTTCGGTGGTACTGAGGTATGGCCATAGTTCTGCCATCGCTCGACATCATCAAAGGTTTCGCCGCTCATCACGTTAACCTGCAGACGTTGGCGCTTGTATGAGTCATCCACCAAGTTCACCACACCTCGGGCAATTAAGTTTTGAACCTTGCGCTTAAGAGCAGACAAACTCATCTATGTACCCTCCGGTATGTTATTAGGCTTCTTCCAGCTGACATCGGTTTTGCCTTTACTTGCAACGGGTTCGATGTTCATAGATTCAGGCGGTACGACACTAAGAACGGTCACTCGACCGTCCTTGCCATCGATGTAAGAGACGTTGGCAATCAGTAAATCCTTATCGAGTTGTTGAATGTTGTCTCTGACGGGTACCTGCTTATTTAAAGGCCAGAGCTCGCCACTTAAGTCCTTACCCATACGCCAACCAGAAACAGTGACCTCAGAGGTGTCGCTCTTGGCTATAGCATTGGCAATGTGCCAAGCCCCACGTCGAGATGCTCCTTCAACGGTAAACTGCTCCTCCATGATGAGAATGTGGGGACGATACCTCGCCACACCTTTGTCGTACTGTGTGACTTGTTTGCCGCCTGTCTCTTCTGGGTTATCGCTGCTACCGCTCCAGCCATCGCCCTTAACAATGACTTCAGAGTGACGAGAGCGGTCAGAGAATCGACCACGCGCTGCGCGAATATTCACGCCCAGCTCTAAGCGGGTATTGAGCACTTCATTTGAAGCGCGAGTGATGACCAAGTTGCCATACGCATTGGACGTGAGCAGCACACCACGTTGACGAGCGACACGCTCAAGCAGTTCGAATGCCGTTTCACCTTGCTCTAATCGAATCGTGGTAAATGTTTCACCGACATCCGTCTCGACCACGACATCGATACCAAAGGGTTGGCACACTTCACGAGCTAAGGCATCGAGCGTGATGTTATTCCACTGGCCAGAAGCATGTACGACTGAACACTCCACTAAGTCGATGGTTTTATCAAAGCAAATCAGCTCATACCGCACCTCTTTGCTGTCATAGCTAGGGATGAACTCGCTGATGTAACCCGTCGCCACGCGGTCACGGCCTATATCGACCTTAATTGGTGTACCGCGCTGAACAGGCATGACTTCAGCTTCTTCCCAGTCGCGGGTAATAGACAGGCGAATCTCACCCGCAACCGCTTTGAGGGCGCGAGTGATAGACACTTCTGTCCAACCTTCCCAACGCTTGGTATCAATATGAGCAATCACTTTATCCATTGTCTTGCTCCTGGATGAGTTCAATTGGCTGATGAGGCGTGATGAATGATGGGCGTGAAAGTTGGTTTCTTGCAATCACCTGGTTACGCTGCTCTGTGTCCCCCGTGAGTTGGTAAGCTAACAGAGCAACAGGCGTCGTTTTTGATGGGCGAGTGGTCAACAGTGCTGGCAAGTTTGCGATTCGGTCAGAGAGATCACGACTTAGGGAAACTCGCAGCGCACGCAGGGTTCGCCACCCATCGCGGTTACCGGACTCGACGGCTTCTTCAGCAAGATTTAAAAGCTGCGTTGAAAGCTGACTTTGAACGTCAGACACCTCACCACTGTGAGAAAAGCCACCTTGCTCACCAACAACAGGAGCGTTGGCAATCGCTTTAGTTTTGGCCACAACAGCAGTGTTGAGGCTATGTTGGTATGACGCTCGCTTAACAACTGCATTTTGCTTGGATTTTTCATCTTGATAGTTTTCTGGGTTGTACTCGTAATACAAACCTTCCCAGCGCTGAGCCATTTGCTCATACACATTGAGTGCTTGTGGCAGCTCAGTAACCAAATCGCGAACATCGGTGATCAAGTTCGTGGTTTCACGAGCCAACTCACCAGGATTTGCAAGTAAACGGGAGGCTGACCACTTAGCGCGATTTAGCCTGTCTACCCACTCGCCAAGCTCACTGGGTAGCTCAGGCAAACCATTCACTAAGTTATCAAGGTCATCAAACATCGCGTCAAAGGTTTCCCCCAGTGTTTGCGTCTGCTCTGAGGTGAGGTTTTCGGTTTGAGACTCAAATTGCTGGGTGTTGGCATCGTCTGCAGCCAACGCTGATTGTTCAAGTTCTTGCGCTGTATTGGCGTTGGCAGTAGGAAAACTTGGGTTACCCACTGCATAAACGCGAAAAGACAGTGATGCTGCATATTGAACATCATTATCTAAGTCATAATCGACTTCACCCACTTGCACCTGGCGACGACCAAAATACGGGTGAACTAGCTCACCAGGGCCTGCGACATTCAGCGCATTGTATAGCGCGGCAAACTCGGCCTCGGCATCAGGGCCTGCGAACTCGGCTTGAATGGTCTCGTTGTTAAGGACTCGGCCATTGTCTTCTGCCCAGCCTTCTTCACGTTTTGGATACTCATGAGCTAGAGCATTGCGTCCACCTTTACCCTTGACGGTTTTAACCGTGAAGGGAACACCACGAAATGAGGCTTCTTGGCGATTAATAAATCCTTCGTCCATTAATCCTCCATCGCAACGCCAGGTAAATCACTGGTTGCGGTCGCACTAGCAACGCGGCCATCTTGATCTACTTTGATGCCGATTCTTATATTGCCCTTGAGTTCAGCAGGCACCATCGCAGGGTGTTGGTTCATCGCTGAAAAGGCACTTGGCTTACGATCGCCATACGCAGCTTGGAATGCCGCATTTGAGCGTTGTTGAGCATCCTTCGTTAATAGAGGTGCTTTTTCAGGCTTATGCGTATCCATTGAAGTTGGGAACATTGGAGCTGCTTGATTGTATTCTTTAGCTGACAACAGCAAGCTAGCTAAACCCAGTCCCAAACCATAACCTTTCCCCATGGGGGCAGTGGAGGCAGGGAGTTTTGAAATTCTTGTTGGGATAGATGGCTTTGTTCGTGCTCTATCTAATCCAGGAATACGTTTGGTCGGCGTTTTGCCTTTCTTCCCACCTTTACCAGCTGCGCCACCAAAGCCGTCCATAGGCATATTGACTACCCACACCTTTTGGACGGCTGCTTTGGATGCTCCAGCCAGCACATGTGAGACAGGGTTTCGGTGTTTGGTCGTCATGGCCATCGCGCCTTTAATGAGCGGGGCTCCCATACGAACCGCTTTATTCAGCGCGTATACTGCTGCTAGCGTTTTGGCTAGGTTGCCATAACCGCCAATGGCATCAGCGATCGCATTGGCTCCTTGACCAATAGTTCGTAATACAGGCCAAAGTGCTTCACCGACTTCTTTAGCGGCTTTTATCGCTTCACCTGCGGTCTCAAAAGCATTGACGAGATTTTCACCAACTGTATCAACTAACTTGTCGTATTCACCGGTCATTTTCATCTCATCAAGCTTTTCTAGTACTTCTGAAAGCTCAGTTTTGAGTTTTTCAAACGCACCGCTTTGCATGACATCTTTCTGAAACATTGTCCAATGGTCTCCCATATTGGAGATCATGCCGTTCCATGTTTTCATCTGATTAAGTGCAGCACCATCGGAGGCTTTACCCATTTCTTCGATTAGCCGGCGAATCGACTCACGGCCAAGCTCACCATTGGACGCCATTTTTTGAAGTTCTGCAGCGGTATAACCAAATCCGTTGTTGTGACCAAGTTCTTTACTTACCTTGGTTAAATAGTCCCAAACGGGTACACCTCGCTCTAAGAGCTGTAGTGCTTCTTCACCTTGAAGCTTTCCTTTCGTCCAGGCTTGTCCTAATGCTAAAGCAATACCTTCTACGGTTTCGGCGGTACCCCCCATCATCGCGGCTTGATCAACAATAGCCTGCATACTGCCGTCCATTGGGTCGATTCCGAAGGCTTTGAGACGCACAAATGAATCAGTAACTTGGTTGATAGCGTAAGGAGTGTTTTGGGTAAAATCTTCAATCCAGGCTAAAGCCTTTGCACCTGCGGCTTCTGACCCTTGAAGTTGGTTGAGCATGATTTGGTAGCGCTCGAACTGGGCAGCGGTTTTCACAAATGTACGCTCGAAAGCTACTGCCATGATGCCCGCTCCAATGACGGTACGATTGCCTAATGTATCGATACCTCGGCTGGCCGCTCTTGCAGAATTATCCATCATCGTCAGTGCACGTTGACTTTTAGAGCCAAGCACAGACATTTGATGAGAATAAGCCTTGGCTTTCGAGGCTAAGTTACCTTTCAAGTCCAATACAATTTCTGCGTTAAGCTGCTTACTCATGGGCGAGTTCCTGTCGAATTAAAGCACGTACTTTCAATAAATGGCGAATAGGGTTGTTGAGTAGTTCACTGGCTGGATACCAAGCTTGATACCTGATCACTTCACGTTGGAGTGGCTCAGCCAGTGATTTCAGATCGCCCCCGTTCCGCTGCTTCCTCCAATGCAGCAGTCGCATTGACTTTCTCATCTAGCTTTTGACCGTACTCTTGGACTAAAGCGAAATCTGTATCAGAGAGGGAAAACAACTGCGAACGAGAAAGTGGGCCTTGAATACACCCAACACTGACAACCTGTCGTCGCAGAAGCTCTATGCCCATTTCGGTATCAGAGACGTAGGAATAGGCTTTTCCATTGATGACACCAAAGGTTTCAGCCGCCAATTGAGAATCAAAAACATCCTTGGGTGAGAGCTCTATCATCTCGACTTCGTACTGCAGCTCCGCATCATCGCCTTTACCGAAAGGAAGGCCATCTTGCAGTTGAAATTCCATATTTAAACCTCGTTTAAATGAGCGTTAAAACGTTATAGTGAGAGTTACATTGGTTTAGATTTCAGACCAATCCAATTGCAGCCTGGAATGGTACCTTCCGTGCCAAGGGCAACAGGGTTCTCTAATGCAGATCCCGTCATCATGTACTTGAGGCCGTTGTTACCCTCAAAAGTCACAGTGGCATTACGCATCGCGTTAATCTTCTGAACATCGACATCTTCATCGGCAGCAAGGTCACACTGTAGAGAAGGGGCAACAAACTTCTCTTTCATACCACGTGACTTACCACCACCAGTAAGAACTACGCGCTCGTAACCGCCTGGATTGAAGGTCGCCTCGCCAGTGGTTTTCAATTCAACACCGTTAGCTCGAATGGTTGCTTCACCTAAGATCATAAGTTGTTCCTTTTGCTAGTTGTTCTCCACCAAATGGTGGAGAACAGTATGGGTTAAAGCTTAAATGCCGTATGAGTAGCCAAAATACGAAGGCCGTTAATGATGTCAGGGCTGCACCACACTTCGAGACGGTTGTCATCGTCTTTATTGCGATAGACATTCAGTGTTGATGCAAACGTCTCGTAGTCTTCCATCAAGCCTTTTCCAACCATTTCTAGGTACTTGTCTAAAAAGTCCGTGCGCATAATGGATGGTGTGACGACGGGCTGACCAGGCTCAAGCTCATCAAGTACGTCATCACCGGCTAATTTATGGCGTGGGTACTTCTGTGTGATGTGCGCTTTCATCGCATAGCGGTAATAACCAAGCGTGGCTGGCGTGGTGATATCAAGATAGCTTGGGTCTGGGCTACCAAACTTGTTGGTTTGGTAGGTCGAAATCTCGCGCTCGATACACACATTGCCACCGGCATCGACAAAATATGTTGCCACTCCATCAAAGAGGTGAAGGTTACGTTCGTTTAAGTCCCACTGGTCACCTTTGGATGGCGGTAGTACACCTGGCAAGGTTAAGGTCTGCAGCGGCCGTGCAGGATCAATAGCAAGGTGGAAGGCAGCAACACCTGCGTAGCTTGCCGCCACTTCCCAAGGTGGAGTGGGCATCTTGTTGGTACCCATACAGGTCACCAAGAAGTCGTTGCGTGTTCTGCCCCAAGTCGAGGTTTGTGCATGATTGCCGCGATAAGCTGAGTATGCGGTGGCCTCCATCATTTTCATCGGCCCCCAGCGTTCAAGCAGCTCATCACGCAGAACATTGATGCTCTGTTGGTCGTTCCAAGGGCAGACGATATGGTTAAACCACTCATCACCAAGAGCGGCAATAATCGCTGTCATATCTGGCGTTCCCGCGCCATCAGCCAGTTCACCCGTTGCAACAGAAACCCCTTTTGGGAAGGTTTCGCCCTGGTAGTAGTTAACGCGCAAGTCGATGTCGTTACCGAGTTGGCCTTTCTCTTTAGCGGTTATTTCCACTACTGGGCCTGTGCCACCTTTTACCGCAGCAGTGATACGAAGCTCTTGGCCTGTTTCCGCGTTCAACTCAGCAATCTTTGCCACAATGTTAGCGGCAATCGTATCAGCGGTATCTTCTGCAGCCACGGCGACCTGAACACTACGGCCATGAATCAGGAGATAAAGCACGCCGCCTGCGGTCGCCTTACCTGTAACAGTAAAACCATCACCTTTAGCTTGGGCCCCCGTACTGAGGTCATCAATACCCATAGCTATTAGCTCGGTAAACGAATCTGCCTTTCGAGTCGCGACAATGGCGTCGGTGAGCATCGAGTCACCGAATAATTCATAAGCTTGCTCATCTGCAGTGATTCGATGTTGCTCGAACTCATTTGCCGGTGCACTGGCCGTTTTGAAGTGACCAAGGACGAGAATTTTGTGCATCATCACAGGCGTACCACTTACCGCCAGTGAGTTATCAAACGCCATATAAAATAGGGGGACGCGCAATGCGTTAGGAATTAAGCTCATGCTTTAGCATCCTCAGTTGGGGTCTTTGCCTCCACTGCCTTTTTCTCTGGCAGCTTCTCCAGCTCGATGACCGACTTGTCTTTTAAGCGGCGTACCCAGTAGGCGGTGCGCTTAACCTTTTCACCTTCTTTTGAAAGTGGTTTTCCATCAGGGTGGCGAACTAACAGCCCTTCATTAGGCGCAAGAATGAGCTCCGTCTTGGGGGCGTTCGCCGTTTTCGCTTTATTCATTGTCTTCCTCTTGTGGGAGTTTGATGTTTGCCTTAAGTTCGGGAGCGCCTGCGCCCTGGGTGGCGGTTAAGCCAAGGGTTAAGAACGCATCCAGTAGATTCAAATCAAGTGGTACATTTAGGCGACACTCTTGTTGCCAAGTGACTGCCCACATCGAGACACCAATACCATCAAAGGCATTCGTCGTTAGGTTTTGCCAATTTGACGATGCGACCTGTTGATGCGCTAACTTGCCCAAAGCTTGACTAAAGGCCGCTGTAGTAACAAAAGTCCCAAGTCGGCCTGCAATCAGTTCGGCTCGCAGGTCACGATTCTTGCCATATTGGTCATTAGTCATAACGAACGCGACAAAATGGACGTTGCCAACTTGGTAGCCACCTTCGCGTCGTTGGTGCTCTACCTTTTGTGCAATAACGCGAATAGAGCCTGTTCCAGTCACTTCCTTTTTAACCGCTTCAACCGTATCGAAACGGTGCTTGTTGCGCTCAACACTGGTCACTTTATGGAGTTCTTTTTGCTCGCCTTTAAACTTGGACTGAAGTGCCTTGACCACGTATTCAACGGCTTCGATAGTGCTGTTATTGGTCTCTAGTTCTGGCTTTTGGTTCATGGGCTACCTCTTGAAACTAGTGAAACACATCATCGAAGAAGTCACCGATTAACGTCAGTAACTCTTTCTCATCTTGTTCGCCAAGCCCGAGGTACTCACGCTGTGGCATTTCTAGATGACGGGTGTGGGCGCTGACATTTTGATAAACCGGAAATGCCAGAGCTTTACCAAAGGCTTGCTCTATGAGGCGAGTATGAGCTGGCACATTGACCGCACCACTAAATCCCTCTTGATGCACAGCGGCATAGGGCAAATCAGAGCCAAGATGAATACGATTGCCTTGAATGTAAGATTGGATCGAGTCATCCAAATCACCTGAGGCCATGAGCAGAGACTGATTGCCGTGACGGGTTTTGGCATGGCCAGCGCTCCATGCTTCCCAGGGCGTACCATCTGGTGCTGTTTTGTCTTGTCGAATTCGGCGATGAGTTTGGCTTTCAACTTCGGAAGCAATTAAGTTGAGCAGCTTGCGCTTGTTGTTTCTATCAGAAAGTGACTCAATGCGACGCTCGATATGTGCGAGCTCTTCACCACCTTTAACGTGAATCGAAAAACTCATAGTACGTTTCCTAAGTCTTGGCGCATCGAGGGGCGATACCCTGCAACCACTTCAGCTTTGCCTTTGGTGGTTTCATTGGGTTTATCCGCCTCTGGTAGGCCGAGGTTTCGCTTACCCGATTGGATTTCACGCAGTGTCTGCATCGCCTGGTCGTAGCGTTTTTGCATCAGCTCAGAGACATTGGCGTCACGGTCACCTAGCCAGTAGAAGGCCATCGAGATACAACATCGATTTAAAATGGCAGGCACCGACGTCAGTGGAAGCTTATAGCGCGTTAAGAAAGAGTTGATCTCTTCTGTCGCATCATTTAGCGCCGACTCAATCGCCACCTCATCTAACTGACTGGAGTCGTTAGGGTCAGTTGCGACCGTCCATAAGAACGAGGCATCTCGGTCTAATAGATCTTGTTTGCTTGCGTAGGTGACTGCCATCTGGGTTACTCCGTCTCTAGCGCGTCGGGCTCTAGTTTTTCAACGACTAAGTGGGGTTCGTTGGCTAGTCGCTCGTACTCCGCTTCCGTAATGAAGATTGACTCCATTTCTGGGTTCTCTTCACGAATAGCGTTGATGTCTTCGCCATCAGGCACGACAAGGGCATGGCAGCCTTCATGACTCCAGTGACGCTGACAACGCCAGAAACCATTGAGTGATTTGGCTTTGATCACCAAGGCACACAGCAACACTTGTTGGTCAGGCACTTCGATATCATTTGCTTGGTTAGCAGCTGCGTTTAGTACGGTTTCTAATGTCGATTTACCATGATCAACATGGCCAATAGTGCCGACATTAACGGTAGGGGATGGCAATGCTTGGTGGTGACCTGCCAGTGCTTTTAGCTCAGACTCAGTTAGCGTTGGCTCAGGAGACGGTTTCGCTTTCTCATTGGTAGTTTGAGTTGACGTAGAACCTTCTGCAGTTGCAGCTTTCGCTGTAGGCTTACGACCTCGTTTTGGCGATTTGGGTGCATTCACGGTGCGCTCCTTAAAAGTAGCGGTTAAAAGACAGGCGGAGATAACCGCCCGTCTTTAAAGGCGAGTAGGGTTTAACGCTTACGCTTTGATGACATACTCAGAGACAAGAAGATCGAACTTCTTATAGAGCGTATTCGATGTGCTGTTGATGGTTTCAGCCATCATGAACTTCTCAGCCGCCGCTTCGTTGTCACCACCAACCACCAGAACGGTACCTTTAGAGCCCAGCGGCACGCCGTTATCGTTAGTGAAAGAGCGCAGCAGTTTACGAGCCGCATTAATGTTCTCTTCCGTTAGCGGGGCTTTTGAACCAATGGCCATCTGCCAGAAGCCAAAGCCTGCGTTACTACGGCCATCAGTGGCATAGATGTACTCGTCTTGCAGCAGCACATGGTCACTGTTCATATCAGTCAGTGACTTGAACTCAAACTTACGGCGCTCTTGGTAAACCATCGGTTTTAGTGGACGCGAACAGTCCAATAAGAACCACGGTTCACCCGTGTCGGTCGCTGGGTTACCAATCACGTTTGAGGCCGTTGCCCCCGCCATTGGGTGGTCGGTATCAAAGAAGTTCTGGCCGTCATAGCACAGCGTGGTGAAGCCTTGCTGCAGAAGTTGGAACACGAGCTTGTCCGGGAACATTGCAACATCTTGACCAATGGTCTCTGCTTGCAAGCTGTATTGACCAATCTGGTCGTCGTCAAGCTTGTCTTTCTCGACCGTGATTGAGCTTTCCCATTTTTTGTTGGTGATGGTGTAACCGTGCTCAGCGAGCTTTTTAAGTTGTCGGGCGCCAACCCACTCTTGAATTGAAGGCCATGAACCTAAAAAGCCGTAATCTTCAGCGCTGGTACTAGAGGGTAGAGTCGTGGCGATTTTACCCACTTGCGCAGTCGCAGCGCCCAAACCTTTTTGGTAGGCTGCAGACATGCCTGTAGTGAAATTACGCAGCTGCTCGGGAGTAATAGTTGAAGACATAATGATGGATTCCTTAAATCAAATTTAAACAGGGTTTAAACAGGTATGCCTGTTACTTGGCCGCGAGGTATTCGTCTTCGGTCAGCCCCATTTGGTGGCACATGGCTAACTCAGCTTCATCGAGTTTGGTAGCGTCATTACCTGGCTGCTTGTTGTGTTTGGTTTCACTTGAAGCAATTTGAGGCGCGGTTTCGAGGTATGTTTTGAAACTGTCGACTCCGCCATCTTGGCGACACATCGACAAGAACATCTCTTTATTTGCCGGTGCGACTTTGCCATCGGAGATTGCACCATCGACCAGTGTTTCAAATTCGTTTTCGCGAATTTCGCTCAGCTTGTCGTTGGCTTCTTTCTCGCGGTTAAGCGCTAGTTGGTGAGTTTCCATCGGGACAAATAGCTTTAGGTCGGGGTTTTCAGCGCGGTTGAGTGCGAGCTTAGTGTCGTCTTGGAGTTGGGTAACCGCGTTAATTACGTCTTGCTCAGTGGCGGTTTCAGCATTGAGCGCAAGCAGTGATGCAAGTGCAGCAGAGATTTTCATGGTCGATGGTTCCTCTTCATGATTGAGTGAAGGTAAGTCGAGATTGGGTTTATTGGTGAGGCCGACACTACTGATACCGATGATTTGCCCATCTTTGTTGTGCAAGAACGCGGGGCTGATGTACTTGTAGTTCTCGTTTTCGATGAGGCGCTCACCGTCGGAATTGAGGGCCACAGGTGCCCAGATTTCGCCATCGATGATTTCGAGTTCACGGAACCATCCTTGTGCCGGTGCTGGCTCGCCCTTGGGGCCTTTTATTTCGGTAGCGTGTTCGATATCGAGTGGGATTTGGCGCTTCTTGTTTTTGAAGTGCTCAAGAACGGCAGTGGGGTTGTCGTTTGTAAACTGGCGGCCATCATTACCTGTCATTGCGCCATAAGGCAGAAGCTTGAGTTTTTCAGGTAGCTTTCCTGCAGGCAATTCAAAGCAAAGTGATAGGTAAGTTTTGATGGTCATATCTGGCATCCAAGTTGTGGTTTGAATGCCAGATTAAGGTTTTGAGAGTTATGGTGAGATTAACGTTGGTTATTGGATTGGGATATTCATCGACGTTCTTATAATCAAATCGCGATAAGGTTTCCGCTCTCAACAAAGGAGACGTTATGTCAGATAAAGAGCTTACAAACCCTGAGCTTGGTGAGCTGTACACAGCAGCAATATTGGCTTCTCTATATGAGTCATGGCCAGAGGCGAAACATCTCAAGGCAGATGAAATTACAGGTATTGATTATGATGTTGAAGCCATGTTTTATGACGGTGGAGAAAGCCCTCCGAGAGAGTGGGAGATTTGCCGTTCTTTGTATGTTTGGTTAGAAAGAAATGAGTTTATTACCAGCACGTATTCAGGGGGTGGCGATGCTTATACCTATCTGGGGGCAGAGTTAACCCTGCGTTCATACCAGGCCATTAAAAAGACACCCAATCCACTAAACCCAGAAAGTGAAGAGTCTTTGGCGACTGCACTCAAAGGTGGTGCATGGAAAACTGGGGGAAAATTGGCAGAAATTGCGGTGACTACCATGTTCACTGCGATGCTAAATCAATTGGCTAGATAAAAAATAAGCCCTTTAACGGGCTTATTTCTCAACTCAACCACCAAGCCTTGATGCTATGCCATTTTCCCATAGGTTCTTTATGGGTGTCGGCTAAGTCGTATACTTTTACAAGCTCGTTGTGGCACTTATCTAACAACGAACCAAAAACAGGTGGCTCTTCAATCTCAATATTGATCCGCTTTTGCTCGAAGAATTTAGCATCTTTGTCTTCAACACCGCTTTTATCTGACAGCTCCAGCTCTAGATTGAGGTACTTTTGACGCAGTGAAGCGTGCAGAAGTGCTTTGCCCTTAGTGTCAATAACCAAGTCAAGAATTTGAGCTAATGCCACGATACAAGCTAAGAGTTTCGCTACATCAGTATTATGAGCCCAAAGAGTAGCGAACGCTGCAGAGCTAGTAACTAAAGATAAAACAGTGATCCCTTTACCGATTCTCGAATAAAAGTTTTGAAGGTGCATATGGTAGCGAATACCTAATCGGGTATTCCACAGCAAATTCCAATGTCTTTGTTTTGCTTCTTTATCTAGCTCACTCATATTTGTCCCTATTGTTTCTTCGTGTCACCCGAATCAGGCATAGGTGGAGTAGCAGTGCGTTGCATGATGGTAGTTACATCATTCTTGCCGCCTGATGGCAAACTCTTTTCGAAAGAGTCGAAAGTTTCTTTTTGAATAAACCTTTCGTCGCTAAAGCTTTCGTTTGCAGGTTTTGGAGTATTTTGGTTGGTATTATTCTTTTTGGTCATTGCCTTTGTTCCTAACGTTAAAATTAGCTCATGATGGTTAGGATTACACAACTACACTCATAACTACACCTTTAAGTTAATGAAATTAGCTCAAGCCTCACAAATTCTCTTATTAAATTAAATCTGTACATCAAAATTAAACAGGTGTTAAACGGGGTAGATTCAATTTTAACTCTCCAAACGACATAAGTTGGCTACCAACCCTCCTAAGTCCTTTAGAATCGCTTACAGAGCGTTTTTACTGTTTTGGTAACAGTTGCTGTAAAACTAGCCTAGGCATATACTTAAGAGAGCGAACGCGACACGGTGATATTCTCCCGGCCGTAACACGCAGCAAGCTTAGCTTGTGTGAGTCGGAGTGCTATGTGGGGTTGCTGGCCTAGCCAGATTGGGAGGCCCCACCGTTCGCTCTACCGTTTGCCTTTCTTCCTTAACCTAGTTAACTCTCTGTCTCGCTTCGCTTCATCGCTCGATAGGCGTCTAAAGCTACTTAGGAACAACCCTTGACCTGATTTGGTCGCTTTAACCACAGACACATAACCGGCTTGCTCATGGATATAGATTAATGTGTTGGCTGTATCTTGAATGACTTCGCCCTGGTCTATGGTTTGCTGAACGAATCCATATTCGACTGCAAGTACTTCCGGATGCTCTCGGTGCTGTTTGATGGCCGTCTCTTGGGAGAGCTGGGCAGTATGCACTTTCGCTTTAAGTTTGTCCTGGTCTAACTTACCAATGACCGCAATAGGAAAGCTGCCATTAGGCGCAGCGTACCACTCTTTGAACTGTTCGCCTTTCAAGCTCTCGCTGATGGATGCCTTAGCGGTTTGTGCATCGGCAGCATTCAGCTTGCTATTGTAAAGGCTGAGCTTTTGCGCGGTCTCGATGCCAGGATTGTAATTCCAACCAGGATCGATACCTTTGGGGACGTTCTCTACTTCGCCAGTACGTTTATTAACGAGCTGACGCGTCTCCACTTTTGGTGCACTGGTTTTAATGGGTATCGTTGTGTTGGTCAACTTGCCTGTTGGCAAGCCGTTGTCACCTATCTCTTGCTCCCCAGAGCGAAGCCCTGTTGACTTCAATCGCTGAGCTTCACGCTCATTCACCTGGCGAACGCGGCAGTTACACCCCCAACCGTTTTTAGGGTAGTGAGTTTGCCACCAAGGATGATCAGCAGGGAGCAGTGTACCCGCCCACTTTACATGTTCATCTCGGTGCTCTCGGCTTGGGCCCAATTCATATAACAGGTACGGATGGGTCTCTTTTCTGTCTTGAATGCGTTGCCATTGCCCAGCGCTTCGAGCTGTGCGCATATTGGTGTTATAGATGGTTTTGATTCGCGCTTCACTACCAAGCTGTACGAGTTTGGTTTCTTCGGTCAGTGAATCTTGCATTTCTTGAATGCCCCACCAACCACGCTTGACCAACATCGGCTTGAGATTGTCTTGAAACTGCTTATACGTCCAGCCCTCGGCAATGGCTTGCTCCATCACCTGTTGGGTGTCTGCGAGCATATCAAGCTGCATCATTTTCGCCACAGTGAAATTATTGTTGTGCTCTTCTTTCCACACATCACGGTGATCAAAGCTTGGCTTTAACCCTTTACGCTTTAGGTAGTCCAGCGCCTCTTGAGAAACCGTATCTCTACTCATCGGTGGCATTCCCTAAAGCACGTGCCTGAAACGACAGCCTAGTCAATTGTTCGATGAATTCGGTGCCTTCCATTTGACTCGCAAGCTCAGGCAGCTGCTCAGCAAACTGTTCGAAACTCTCTGCAGATTGAGCGAGGGCAAGGATGGGATTGAGCATTGGCGCAGAGACTTCTTCCCAATCGTCTAACGCTTGCTCGGTAAACTCGTCAATCTCAACATCGCTGTTAAGGGGGTGCTGTCTGTTTAAAGCGAGTTTAAACGGCACTTGCTGACGATTAAGCCCTAGCTCTGGCGACGCTGTTTGGTTCAGAGGTGCCAATAGTTCGGCCCCTTTATCTGGATCAGAGAGTTTGAGCTTATCGCGAACATCACTCATTTGTACCTGAAGGCCACGGTCAACAAGTGGCACAAGTGCGTCTACCCAAGCTTTGGTATCTTCGGCTTCTTCAAGCTCGATCTTAATGCAAGGGTATTGCTCTTGCTTACCCCAGTTCATGTCGATGAACGGCTTAACTAAAAACTCGTTAAGCGTATTGGCCAGTTGGCGCGCATCCCACTTGATGATGTCTTTACGCACTTCGTTGTGAACCGTCGCTTGTGACTGGCTTGAGCCATCATCAGAGGTCATGGTTTGACCGAGCACACCTTTAGAGATTTGACGGTCAGCCCATTCAGCCATGTTCTCAAACAGAGTGTCACCACCGTTTCCTTTAGCGGTTTCGACCATATCGATTTGCATCGATTCAGGAATGGCAGCTCCGGCATCACTGGCGAGGGTGGCAATGGCGCTAACTAGCGTTTTGATGTCTTCTTCACTTGCGTTGGCATGATACTTACCAACGCGAATAGGCATGCCAAAGACTTCCGCGAACGCCCACCAATCGCGCACGGTGTAGCTTTTGAGCATGTACATCACCGCGACCAGACGCGCCAAACCATTACGGATGAAATGCCCCGACTTCATTCTTGGTTGGTGACACAAATAACCGTTCGGCTTTAATGACTCACCTTCAAACGGTTCTTGGTCTGTGACCAGGCGAACCTCGTTATAGGTTTCTTGGTCGAGGCGAATAAAGCGCGGATCAACCCATAAGTAATCTTTAGGTTTCCATGGTGTGACCTCTGTATCCCAAAGAATTTCGACAAGGCCAATACCTTTGCCTAGGCCATCAAGCAGATCAAAGCAACACTCTGGCATATTGGGGTGCTTGAGTAGCTTACGTACTTCTTCAGCCAGCATGACATCATGCTCGTCATCGCTAGCCGCTTCTACCGTCGGGTCGATACTCGCAACCGCAAGCTTACGAGTAGACAATACACTACGGTAGTGAAGGTCGCGTTCTTCAATCTCTTCCGCCAGGATAAAGAAATCGGAAGGATTACCAGAAAGTGCACTGCGTAGAACCGAGGCTAACTTACCAGGTGTTAAACCTGCAGCAATGGTTTGCTGGCTAGTCGGTGTGCGCACGCTAAACGAGTGGGCTTTACTTTGGTGCTCGCCTAGCTGGGCAATTTCACTGCGGGTGAAGGCTCTGCCTGTTTTAGGGTTAATGATTGTGGACATCTAAAGCAGTCCTCCTTTCATGTTTTTAAAACCACGGGTGATGCGCATTTGGCGTTTGATGTCGTGCTCGTCTTCGCCTTTGGATGCATCGGGCTTGATTCGATGCAACTCGTAGCGGCGACACTCATCTTTACTGGCGATATAGGCCAAGAAAATAGCGATGGCAGAGTCACCGTGACGCGTTTGGCCATTGGCCCCTTTGGTGCGGCTGTCATCAATACTGGGGACACCACGAATAATTTGAATCGCTGAGAAGTCGTTGATTACGTCTTCATTCTTCGGGATCTGTAATTCATCATCTTCGAAGGCCGCTTTGAAACGCGGCATGTTTTCGCGGTAGTAGGCGGTCGAAAGCATGACTTGCTCAACCTCAGCGCCATATTTGTAGGCCGCTTGCTCTGCGAGATATTGACCATTGCCACGGGCGTCCAGCTTGATACCGTCACGACGGGGCAAGCGATCAGCAATATAATAGAAAGCCTGCTCTTGCTGCTTGAACGGGACATTAGAAAGCTCCACTAAGAATGGGAATGAGCGCTTGGTGTTGGTGTGAACGGTGCAAGGCGCAAACACGGTTAAGTCTCCGTTTCGGGCGAAGTCTTCCCCAAGCGTGTGGCGCAGATTCTTAGGTAGCGCATCGAGTAACGGCTTCACTTCTAGTTCTAGCCACTCGTGCATCTCCAACTCGCGGAGCCTTTCAGGTAATCCATTGAAAACCGCTGTGCCAGTGTAAGTCACCACTTGATTAGGCAGAACCGCTGCACGTTCACGGTATGAGCGAGGAATGTAGACGCCAGAGCCATGACGTGGAATACAGCCTAGCTCTTCATCTGCCAGCTCTTTATTGGGATACTTGGCGTACTCTTTGTCTAACCATTCTTGGTCACTTTCTGGTGTCCAGTCTTTGCCCGTGACATAACAAATTCGCTTATAGAGCCCTTGGTTTACTGCATCTTCCAACGTGATTCGATGGATTGAGTAGTCGAGTTTTCCCGCACGAACTTGCTCTATAAGTTCATTAAATTTGTTTTCTTGACCATTGTGAGTAGAAATAAGGCGAACTTTACTTCCCCACATGGTTAGTGCCAAAGCGGCTTTGAGCAGCTCTTCTAGGTCATCGTGAAAGGCGGCCTCATCGATAACGACATCACCTTGCAGGCCACGTAAGTTAGATGGTTTAGAGCTGAGAGCCTGTATTTTAAATCCGCTTTTCGGAAAGCGGATCATGTAGGTTAAGATCTCTTCTTTCTTTTCGCTATCCCAGAAGGTTTGCTCGTATACATCGGCTTTAGCGATAAGGTTAAAGGCTCTAGCAAACAGTGCACAGGCGGCAATGTACTCAAGCGCCATCTCTTTTTTTGAGCCAACGTAGAAGGTATTGCGACCACTACGGCGCTTAGGTTTTGATGCGGTGATGACATTGCGTCCAGACTCAGCCCAAGTTAAACCTGTACGACGAGACTTCTCTGCCAGCATGATGTCAGATTCATCTTCAAACCACGCTTGCTGGTAAGGTAAAAACACCGCTTCTTTTTGAGGAAATGAGTCTTCAGGAATGGTTGGCACATCAACCCCAGCAATCTCCAGCTCTTCCTTGAGGTCGATGAGCTGGGGCTTGGATGTTGCGATTAGCGTCGGTTTTTCTGCCATTATGCTCTCCCGAGTAAGATCCCTCGGATCTGGTTCTCAAGTTCTTCACTCATACCATCGGCACCACGTAACTCTTCACTCACTGCATCAGCCGCTTCAGCTGCGAACTGTTGACGAATTTGTTGCTCAAGCTTCACGCTGCCAACTTGCGCTTCCTGCAGGCGTTTAATGGCCAAAGCCATATGCCCCATGGTTTTAGGGTCGATGGTTTCCTCTTCTTCAATTGCCTGCATTTGGAAGTCGAAAATCTGCGATTTGCCAATCTCAATAAGGGCACGTGCCACATCGGTTTGTGGCATTTCACCGAATTGCTGCACCCACTTTTCGGTCATCTGCTGTGTTTGGCGATACTTTTCCATGCCTTTCTCAAACGCCTGGGCGTAGCGACTCATACCATTGCGTTTGATGTATTCTGGATCTTCACTAATACCCAGCTCGACAATCATGGCGTTAATTTCGGCCATGATGTCTTGTTGGCTCATGCGGCCCTCACGCAGCAACATGTTGAGCGCACTACGGATATCATCGGGTAATCGGTCGATTTTGCTCTTGCGGTTCTTAGTATGGTTTTTACTCATAGGAAGCGCTCTCGATACCAAACGAATACACCACCATGACCCTCTAGTGGTTGATAGCGTTGAACAACAGCGACCGTAAACTGAACCCAGAATGCCAAGCGGGGGAAAGACTTCGGCCAACGAATACCAACGTTAGGGGCTGCCCATAACAAGATCCGTATCAGTAGATACAAAGAAAGCACCTCGATGAGGAACCAGACGAAAGTTAATAGGCATACATCACTTAATGTCATCACAACTCCTTACGGTCTTGGGCGTTTTACTCCATCCACAACAGCTTGGCCTTCAGCAACATCGATACCTCGCTGAGTTAACTTGGCCACTTTGGTGTCGTAGACGTTCTCTAACTCAATTAAGCCTTGTTCTTCTAGCCAGTTGAGCTCGTTCTTCACCACATCGCGGCTCACTTTGTGGCCGAAAGTGTCAAGGGCTGAGTCGATGATGCTCTCGTTTGCGGTGTAACCCGCTGACTCATTGAGCACACGCAACATCACCAAACGGCGATCGGCTTGCAGCATTTCTTTCAGTGCCATTAGGATTTGTCTCCTTTAACTTCGTTTTCGATAAGCAAGTCACTCATGCGTTGCAGTGACTTGAGTTGGGGCTGGATGGCTTTAATGTCGCCATGCAATTTTTCAATACTGAGTTGTAAGCTGGAGAAGTCTTCATGCTTAGGAAGTAGCTCTACCTTTTGCGCCAGTTCGTCATGCTTGCGCTCAAGCTCGCCTTGCTTCTCTTTGACCTTGCTAACTTCATTTTTGGTCGCGAAAGTCTTGTTGATCACAACCAGAACCACAGTCCACACCACACTAATCACGGCCAATGCCCAGGGGGTATAGGTGCGAATTTCTTCCAGAGTCATTAAGCCTCCAGTTCGCTTTTGCATGGTACGCAGTAAGCCGCGTGTGGCTCTACATCCAGTCGGGCTTGAGGAATTTCGTACCCACACTCAAGGCAAAAGACAATACCGTCTTCTATCCATTGTTTAGGATCTGGTGAGACTTGGAGCGCTGCAGTTATCGCCGCATCACGAAAGCCTTGCTCTAGCTCTTTGGCTTTGTCGAGTTGGTCTGTCATGAGGCGGTTCCTTGCTTCTTCTCGACATGACGCAAGCCCATGAAGGTGCCAGCTAAGCCAAGTAGTGCTGCTGCGGTACCCAAATCAGGACCAAGCCCTTTACCAAGAGCATTGAGAATGGCCATGGAGATGATGTAGATAAAACCAGCCACCGCACTGGCAACCCCGATAAAAGGGCGAGCTCTACGCACAAAAGGATCTTTTGCATTGTCGCTATGACGAATGGTGGTTTGGGTTTCGTGGTGATCGGCTTGTCTGTCTTGCGCGGCAATCTCTTGTTGGCGAGTGACTTGCTTCTCCATCTCAACTTTGAGTTTTTCCAGTTCCACCAAAGCTTCCGGCGGGAACTTAGCAAGCTCACCTTCAATGGCCGCTTGCTTGTCTTCAGGTGACAAAAGTAATTGGTCGGTTTGCTCAACAATGTCGGCGACTTTATTGGCTGTTTCGTTTCCACCAAACATGCTGGATATACCGCGAATGACGGCAGGACCACTTTTGAATGCAAGGCTGGCGAGCGTGGCGAGTGTGGTAAACGCTGGCATGGATTAGCTCCTTAATTGGCTTTTTAGGGCCGCGATATGCTGCAGACCAGAGGCTTGCTTTGGCATTGGCGGCGCTTGGTTGGTATGGCGATAGATTTCAGATTGAGTAACGCTATTCCAGCCGCGATTAAAGTACGACTGCAATGTCGCGTCATGGCTGTGAAATGGTGGCTGAGTTGGCACGAACTCGTGATAAAAGTGCGCTCGATACTCCGCTTCTAGGCGCAGCTGCTTACCGCGCCGTTGTGACCACTTCCAGTTGCTACCCATCGTTTAACCTTATGCTCGTTTGATGATGAGCTTGGCGTTCTCGCCATCTAGATAAGTCATCAATGCAGTCATTGCGTCACGCGACTGTGTTACCGCCCATTCGTTGCGAACGACACCGAAATGGAAACCTGGCGCGATACAACCTTCAAGTTGGCTAGCAAGGTTCGCGGGGTGGAATAAGATGTGTGTACGTTGAGAAGGGCCAAACACAGTGACACCTTGCTGTTCACCATCTACGGCTAAGCATTTACCAAACTTAGGGCTAGTGTGCTGGATGAGATCGTATTCGCCTTCAGGAATACATGAGACGCCTGGTTGATTATCTTTCCAGGGACGTTCAACTGTTTTAAGCATGGCATTGCCGTTGTCATCGCAAAGGATGGAAAACACACCATGAGGAAAGTAGTTACGGTGGAGAGTGAGAGTTTTCATCGCTTATCCCTTAGTGATTGATTCTTGGTGTTTAAACCAGATTAACTAAGGACAGTAATGAGTGAGATTTACGTGGGTTATTAGTTAGTAAGCTAGGGTTTCAAGCAAGAAAAAGCCCTCCGAAGAGGGCTGCAAGCGAAGGTTACTTTAATAATTTAGGCGTTCTGGTTAGTTAATTCGAATGGTAAAAGAGTGACGGTTTGGAAATTATGTCAGATTTTTTGCATTGCACATTCAAACTTCAACGCGGAAAGCTGGGTGTATTTTAAAGACCAGCCATTTAATTCAACTGAGTTTTCTTGGCCGTATGGCAATTCACCTGCAAATAGTTTGCGAATAACCTGTTCATCTTGAGTCGGTGGTTTAGGGGATTCCCATGTTCCGTTCGATTTTTTGTGAGGTACAATATCCGTCAACGAATAGCAAATACCCATAAGAGTTGAAGTGTAAACACTATTGGTGGCTTCTACTGTAGCCATTCCTTTGTTACCATTTAGCGCCACTCTTGTATCCATATACTTGTTGATGACATCGGCAAACTCAGTGTCTCCCTTGGTATACCAGTCAGCAGCTTTTATTCCCGACCCACTAAGTCTTTCCTTTACAACATCTATTTCATCTGCAGAAGTACTACAAGCAAGTAGAAGGCAAGTAACAAATAGCGTTTTTTTCATATTCCTATCCAAATAAATCAGGTTGACGTCGTTGGTGTTCAATCTTACGCATACGTGCCACAATTTCGTAGATAGATTTTTCAGTTAAGTGATATTTACGCGCTAATTGCTTGGTGTTGTTGCCTGTAAACGCGTCCCAGATCTCAATATCTCGAATATAGCGCTGCAGGGCATCACCACGAGGGAGGTAGAACTGTGCGCCACCAAGGTATTGGCCAATAGAAAGCGATAGTGCAAGCGAGAGATCTTGGCTCTCAATCTCGCGCTTATCAAGCTCGTGAGCCAAGACAGCGCGGAGCTCTAGCAATAAAGAAGGCCAGCTTTTTGTCTCTTCAGGAAAGTCTTTTAGGTTGTCCAGCACACTTGCATCGATGCTGTCATGCTCAAACATATCGTGTTGATTGTTCATTTTTGTCTCCACACTAATATGCCTGCTTTTTGAAACCCCTTGACGGGACTCGAACCCGCATAGGCTCTAGAAGCCTGCTTAGTTTACTTTGAGGAAGCTACCCTCTAGCTTTCTAAGCCACTCGTGCCACGAGCGTTCATCCTATTGAACTACAAGAGGCTTCAAGAAACAGACATTCCCACTTGATATAGGAATAGATTAATACAGGTAAAATGATCCTCAATTGCAGATTGCTGCAAAAATGATCCATTAAAAAACCGCTCCGAAGAGCGGCTTTGTTCCTTAGCACTGTTCAGTTTGATCTTCCGCATTGATGTAATTGCCGTAGTAGCTCTCTGCGGCAATCGTCGCTAGTTCAAGTACCTTCGTTTTTCGAATCATGATCCCTTCGCTAAGGTACTTATCTTCTAAAAACTTAAGGATGTCTTTTGCGACTTCCAGTTCCTCATGTGGCTCCAGTTCACGTACTTTCATAACATTCTCCAATCTAATCTTGTGGTTCAGGTGTACTAATCGACTTAATTCGTCTAGCTTTTGGTTTTGGCGTTCCTCTCCAATTCCCGCAATAACGATCGAGATAAGCGATGGCCTCACTCTCGCTTTTTCGCCCATGCAGCATCACATGCTTGATGAGCGCTTTGTCGTTGCGGGTAACGTTGCTCACTCGGCCTCCTTACGCAAACTCAACATCCAGTTGTAGTGCTGGACTATGGCGTCATAACCCATCGGCTTGTTAGTACGCTCATTCCAAGGAACGCTCCAACCTTTTTCTCGCATATCGTCAATCATCACGCGGCGGTGCCAAGACTTTAGAGCCTCCACGATTAGGCCCGCTTGCCATTCATCACACCAGGCAATGCAGTCAACTTTGTCTTTGTGCTTTTTGAGAATACGCTGGGTGTATTTGTCTAGTGCGTTTTCAGAGCGGTCTTTAACAAAACCATGCTGTGCCATGGTTATCCAGATACTCCTGGCCTTATCAATAACTGTATTTTTCGATTTACCCGATTTAGGGCTTAAACGCTTTTTAAATGGCTTTTTATTGCCATTACCTTGGCGTTTAAATCCTTTGCTTTCGAGCACATCAAGAACTTGCTCAAGCTCTTTGATGTTCATTTTACTGCAAGAGACTTTGCTCGTTGCAGACTCTAGCAGCACACGATAGACATCATCTTCGAGGGCCAGCTCGCGCTTGGCCACGTGGATGATTTGGATTAGACGGTTGCGTTGGTTCATTAAATCTTCCCCTTGCGTGTTCGCCAGATTATGCGGCGAAGTGAACCATTGATATATCGAGCGGCTTTAGTCGCGAAATCACTGTTGGTGCCTTTCGGACGTTTGTTGAAAAAAGCTGTATTTCGATATGGATTGCGCTCTTTGCTATCGACCACAACTGCATTGTTACACCATGGGATGAAGCTAGATTGATTTGTCATAGAGCCTCCAGCTTTTTGCTCTCTTGCCCTGATACTCCATGATTGAGCACTACATTCTTGGATTCTTTGAATCCTTGGTATCGAGCTTCTTCTCCTTTTCGGCCTGCGGTTTTAGCGGCTCGAACATTCGCTTTTTCAAGGTCAGTAGAGTTTTTGAAGGTTTCAATTTGTAGCTTTTCATCGTCATTTAAAGCTATGGCTTCGACTTTGCTATAAACACCAACAACCCAACCCTCACAGAATTGATCTGCGCGGGCTGTCTTATTCACCTTTTTCATCTTCTTGCTTAAAGTCGACATGAACTCTTTGCGCGCTGTCGTTAGCTGACGCTCAAGAACGGTATAAACATAGCCCGCAATTTCTGGGCGTTGGTCGTGACCGATGAAGACTATTTCCATACGAGTAAAGGTCGGTTGAAAGTACCCATCACAACCGAAAGCTTGGCGAACTAAATTGAATAATCCAGCGACGTAAGCTGGCGGCGTCTGAATTCTCAATTGAGAAGTAATGGTTTCATCACAAACACCACTGAGTTCTGGGCTATCAGCTCCGATACTATGTTCAACCATCAGCTTTTGAGCACGAGCTAGTGCTAATGAAGCTTCATGTGGGTTTGAAGATTTCGCCAAACGAAGAAGTTTTTTGATCTTGTCTAAAATTTTCTCGTTCATTTTTACCTCTCCCGTTTAGCTTCTTTAACTGCCTCTCGGCGACCTTTGCGCCAATACCGTTTCGCCATTCTTCTTTGGTTTGAAGGAAGTTTAGAGAGAACGTTTTTGACCATCTTGGTTGTCAAGGGATGAACTAAGCTATCGTATCCATCACTAATCAAACTATCAGCCCAATACTCAACGAACTCTTTTTGATTGCATTTTCGGCAAGGAAGGCTGCCTCCAATATCAAGATAAGAGTCTCCATTTTCATCATGGCCACCACTGTCTAAATCCCACATGTACCCATCAATGCACTGGCCGTCTGGGTAATGTGCTCCAAATTCATGACCAATATAGTCACATCCTAATTGTTGTTTTTTCATACATGCATCCAAATTTCAGGTAAAAGAAAGCCCGCACGAAGCGGGCTATATAGCGAGCTTGTTATTTATCAAGATGTTCAATGGCGTCACTAGTTGGCTCTGGCCACAATCCTTGAACCCATCGTAAAGCGGCGATAACGCCATCTTCATATGTGTCATCTGGGTAACCTGAACCTTCGATTTCGATAAGCGTTTGAGCTTTATCTATCTCGACCTCGATGGCATCTGGTGAGTGGGGTAGTAAAAACTGCCCTTCGCTCATGCTGCTTCCCCCGCTTCATAACGACGAGCCCATAAAGAGCAAAACATTGAACGGCTCTCGGCCCAATGGCGGTTTTGATCGCGTCGAGCTAGATGAGCAGCACCCGACCAAACAAATGCTGCATTATTAAACTTTCCATTTCGCTCTAGCTCGGCTGCGGCCTCGGCTTGTTTAGCGAAGGTTAAGCGGCCGTTTAACGCGATGTTTCCTGTATGCATAAGTCCTTCCTTAGACCTTCGAAATGTCGAGTGGGAATTGTTTGTACTGACCATTTTCTTGGCGTTCGTAGATACGAAGGTAAGAACTGGTGCCAGTGACTTGAACTGAATCGGCGATAGCTTCCATAGCCTCGTTCCAATCTGGATCATCGATATTGAGAGAGCGCAGGTTCAGCACGCTATTTAAATCAATGTGGCCTTGCTTGTTTACACGAAACGCATGTTCTACCAAGGCTTTGATATTGTCGTTAGAGCCCTCAGCCCAACGGTGAATGCACTCATCAATCTTGGCTTTAGCTGCTTGGATACGTTCATCAAACACGCGGTGTTCACCAACAGCACGCATCAATTTGTACTTGCCATCGAAAGACAGCAGAGACACATTACCTTTGGTGCCGCCATACTTGACGTCGTATTCTTCTGCAGACAGGTCAACAAAGTCGCGGATTTGGTTCATCGCCTCCACCTTAAACTCTGCTAATGCCTGCTGAACTTGCTTGGCTTTCTCGACAAGGCTTGTCACCAAGTCGTCACGCAGTGCGTCGATTTCTTTTACTTGGCTCTCTGGAACTAGAGTACCGTTTGCTTTAAGACGGTAACCCTCTGGTACTACTTGTGACATTCGATAACTCCTAATGGTTTGGCGCTCTTAGGCAAGGCTTGCATAACGCTTTGTTGTAGCTTCTCTGCTAGTTGGTTGATACCTGAAGACTCACCCTCATGGGTACAAACAACGTATTCAACACGACCTTGCTCTTGGTTTGGCGTAATGTTGATAATGATTTGGGCGCTTAATGGGTTTGGCACGTTTGACCTCCTTGCCAACGGATTGTGCAACCACCTAATTTGATTGCGTAAACCATGCTTTGAACGCCGTTTAAACACTGTTTAATCTCGGTGGCGTACTTGGCCATTTCAGGTGTGGGTTGCTTGATGTTGATAAGCGCACCACGCGGAGTTTTAAGGGGAGGCTGAGGCATACATCCTTGCGCCTGCAGCTTGCCCATTAATTTGTAAACTTCGGTTGAACTTTTCATAATTCACCTTCCTGTGTGAACCAGTTTCCTCCTTTATGTAGGAGAAAGCTGATTCACTTCGGTTATTGTTTTCTGATAAGTGTTCGAGCCATTTGATACGCTTTTTTAAAAGATGCCCTATCGTTAAACGTCACATGAAGCTCTCGCTCTTCCCATTCATAAGGGTCGAATCTTACGCGCGCCTTAGGGTTTGAGTAGGAGTAAAGGTCGAGGTTTAATACCCCAATGCCTGGAGACCAGTGGGCAACATGAATCCAATCTCGAATATAGGTAAAGTCATGCCCTGGCTTACGGTTGAAGACTTTTGTTTGAATTGTCATTACTAATTCCTTGCTGATGTTTGAATTTGTTTCCGCCAAAATTCATCGGGGTTTTCAGTCAACACTTCCATCTGAATGGTTTCACTGTTTGCATACATGACAAACAGCGACTGCTCTCGACCTGTGGGATGACCCGCTTCGTCTATTTCCATCATCAGAACAAACTCATTTTCTTCGAGATATCTTGGAAACTGTCTCTGTTCAAATATCGCTTGTCCTGTAATCCTTGCTGTTCTGAAATGAATGATTGGAACGCGAATAGTGCAAACAAAGCTCGTCTCTGAACGTCCATAGTGTGCGAACATAAATCACTCCTTGCACAGCTTGCTATGTGGGCAATTTTGGCGACAGGCGCGGTACATTTGAACGCGCATCGGATTGGTTGCTGAAAACTTTCTTTGTTGATGGCCCACACAGACGGACAAAGCAATCTCACCAAGATGAGGACACTCAACCTTAAAATGCATTAAGCGCTCTTCGACTTTTCTTTGGACAGCGGTAACATCACCAGGGTATTTGTCATTAAGCACCTGACTGACCGTTGTTTTGCTGTAACCAAGCTCTCTGCTAACAACGGCTTGCCCACGCTCCGTACAGGCTCTTTGCAACACCTCAAGCCAAGTCATAAATATCACCTCGATTCACATCAAATACTTGGCGCTTTTGCGACCAATAACGCGGGGCGTGAGGGCCCGTATTCTTCAGCAGTTGATGAGATGCATAACATCCCGTCGAACCAACTTGTCTCTTCAGATAGCCCGCTCGACGCAAGGCATTAACGAATACCGTGGCATACTCAACGCTCACCTCCGCTGTCTGAGCGATATCAGAGATGGTGAAAAAGCGCATGATCCGCATCGATTGCCACATCTTCTGTTTGGCGGCTCCCGCCTTGTACGGTTTCTTTACACTCATGCCTTACGCCCTTTATTGACAGGTCGTTGACCCAAGAAGAACTCGCGCTTGAATTGCGCTTTTCCAATGCAGGCAAGGTTTTGTGCTTTGGCTTCATTTTCAATTTGAGCGAGTCCAACTACCAGTCGACGAATCTCACCACGCGTCATGTCAATGAGCTCGTCAAGCAGCGATGACTCGATTTCAACTTCGCACATGCCTTTCGCCAGTGTGACAGCATCTTCATGATCACAAGGCGCGAACTCAATCCAGTGCATGATGCGGTTTTCGAGCTGATCATAACGCGCCACTTTTTTACGCATCTGCCCCATACCAATCATGATGACGGGCACTGTCGACAAATCATGAATATCTCGCAAAGTCTCCATCATTTGTTCATTACCAACAATGTGGTCTGCTTCATCAACAAACAGAGGGCGCTGAGTTTCTGCTAGCTTCTCAATCACTCGCATTTCAATCACTGAGCGAGTGCCTTTCGCATCTACGTCTAACTCTTCAGCAATGGCACGGATCATGGCAGTGGCATTCCATAGCGCTAACGCACGGACATAAATGCCATTACAACGATTGATTAGCCATGTTGTTGCTGTCGTTTTACCGCGACCGGTGTCACCCCAAACCAAGCCCATACCAGGTGTATTCAAAGGGCGCTCTTCCAACGCTTGATAGGCACTTGCTAGGCGAGCGACGTTTTTGACAGGGATAATTTTATGTTTCATACTTACTCCGTTATTTGGCTTTGGTGATGGTTGTTTTTAGCGGAACGCGCTGTCACCAAAGTCTTCCCACACCATGCGACGTCCTTTGTATTCAGGCGTCGATTCGTATCTTGTTTTCCACTCCAAGTTGAACTCATCCAACGCATCTCCTGCTTGCACTTTGTCATTCAAGTCCAGCCAGCGACGGAAGCGATCTTCCTCGGTTTCATTTTGTTTTTGGTCATCGCGCAGCATGTTGTTGACGATATCCATCTGCTCTTGAGTGACAGTAGGCACCTTATTTTCTTGACCCTCTAATGCATCAGCGGCGTCAGAGGCACCTTGAATGGCCGCATTGGTGTAATTCGCCTCCTTGTTCGGAAATTGAGCCACTGCCTGTGCCGAATCTTTCGAGTTATCCATGATGCGATCTGCAACTTCACGCGGTTTGTACTGGCGTTTAGCAGCAGCGATCTCTTTCTTCGCCTCCTTAATCTGTTGACGCTGAAGGCGCTTGGCTTCTTTTGCGATCTCTTCTCGACTGACGCCTTTGTATTCACTGTTTTCTGCAATACAAATGAACACACCATCAAGGTCAGAGACCACCACCTGGCCTAAGTCATCCTTATCTAGGCGGATAAGCACTTGCTGACCCACGTGCAGCGCGAGCTCTGGCGCGATGTAGTGAATACTGTCAATCTTGATGCCTTTCTTGGTGACAGTGCGAAGGCCGCCCTGCGTAGGCACGGCGAGAAGCTGATCTAACGCTCGTTCATTGTCGATGGTAACAATCTCGCCCTGATAACTGGCACGCTTCTCTAGAGGCGTTGTGCTGATACCCTCGTGATGTTTGCGCATGTAGATGCTCTCCACCCAATCATCACAGAACTGCTGCAGCTCCTCTGGCGTCATGGTGACGTCAATCACTTCACCCTTTTTCATTAGACGCTCAGCAAAGGTTTTTCGTGACTCTATGGCTTTTCGTTCAGCCACATTGTGACCAACAAAGCCAGGCTTTAACTCAAGCAAGTCATGGCTAAAGAACCGGAAGAAACGCTCAATGTGTGGCTTTTTCCAAGGGCTAAATGGAGGACAAACCTCATAGTCAATTTCCAGCATGTCTAGGATGAGCATCATCCCCTTTGACACATAGTCACTACCGTTATCAATCTTCACTTTCTCTGGCTTACCATCAGACAAAATCGCACGTCGCATCAATGCAGCATTGGACTCTGTTCGGGGCGTTTCCGTCACCAATAGCGTTGGTGTTCGTGACCACACATCAATTAATGCGGTTATGTGGTAACGGCGCTTAGTGCCGTCAGGCAAGGTACACATCAAATCGGCAGGGGTAGCATCCAGCTCCCACAACTGATTCAACCGCTCAATGCCCTCGCTCGCGCTGCCAAAGGCCACCATGTAGCTGTTCTTCCACGCGTCGGGATTGCTCACGCTTTCAAACAGGCTAGCGTTTTTCTCTTTCCACCAATTCATCCAGCGACGTGTCGACGTCTCGGAGGGAAATTGCAGTTCGGTATCTTTAAACTCGGCCTTGATGGCTTTAAGCAACTTGCGGGCTTGCGTGTGTGGAAACTCAGACAAAAGCGCGAGAGCAAAGCGCTTCATCTCAAGTTGTTGCTCGATGATGAACTGCTCTTTGTTGCGCCCTTCATGGCTATCCAGCGCGGCGATGCCCCCCTTCCTATAGCGAGATTGCCAACGCCACATCGTCGAACGACTAATGGAGCCTTTAAGCAGTTCATAGACGCTCTCTTCAAACTCCAGTGAACCACCATTGAATAGAGCAATAAACTCATCTACCGCGTCAACTTTCTTCGTTCCGATCAGTGCGAGGTTGGCAATGTACTCATTACAGGCAATCATTACGTCATAACGCGCAAGGCAACGGTTGCGTCGCTCTTCATTCCAGCCACTCATCGCAGCCATTGCGGCCAACTTGGTTTCACTGGTTTGTGCGTCTGATGATTCTGCGTATTGCTCACGGATGCGTTTGCGCTCCTCGGCTGCTGCTTTAATTTCGGATTTTGCTTGTTGCTGACGTAGGTATTTCTGAGCCGCTTCTGGCAGGACGGAAATATGGTACTCAAAGGCTTTTGATCCATCTCTGCGACGAAAAACTCCCTCTCGTCGACAGGAAAGCCTATCTAGCTTTTCCCTTACTTTGTGGATGCTAGTTGGCATCTCTGGCAACTCAGCCGCCTCTTTTGCGGTTAACCACATAGCATTCTCCCTCAGTGTAAATAGCGACTTGGCCAGATCTCTTCAGGCTTTTTATTCAGAGCCTCAGCAATAATCCGCTCCCCTTTGGGCCATGGTGCGCGGAAAACATTCCGCAATGTTGATTTGGCTAATCCATTTCTTTCCCCAAGCTCACTTAAGTTAGTGCCAATTTTTTCAAGTGCACACTTCACTTCGGCTGGGTGCCAGTCGTGTGTATTTGATTTCATTCTGATATCCTTAAATGTTTACACGCTCGCTTTAACTGCACGTTTTACTTAAGCGTGTAACTAATATAGAGGATAAAAATCCCCAAGTCAACAATTTGAGGATTTTTATCACCAAGACAAAAGGAGCTTAAATAAGATGGTAAAACCAACAACGGCAGTGTCTAGGGAAGAAAAAAACCTTTCCGAGGATAAAAATCCTATTGGGATTATTCCTAGTCAACAAATAATCCCATTTCCAGAAAGACTTAAGCAGGCAATCGGCAATGACTCCACAAGAGCATTTGCTAGTAAGTGCGGTCTAGACCCAAAAACATTGAGAAACTACCTGGCAGGGAAGCAATTCCCAACCTTAGACAGACTTGCGTTAATAGCTGAGGCGTCTGGTAAATCAATAAGTTGGTTAGCCTTTGGCGAGATAATGAGCGGAGCAAAGCTCCCAGCAGAACCCATAAATGAAAAGGTATTGCTCAACATAATTACTGCGATTGAAATCATTCTGAAAAAAAAGGGTGGAGCAATAGAGCCGAGCAAGAAAGCGCAGATAATCACAATGATCTACAAACTTAGTATCGAAAATAAAAGCGTTGATAATCAACTTGTTAAGCAGGCAGTCGAACTGGCGTCATAGGAGGTAGCATGGATAATGTTTATGACCTTTTTACAAAGAAACCTGTAACAGAGGCAAATGAAGATAAGGATCAGCAAGAACAAGCACTGGATGAGTTGCTGCTAGGGCTTGCCAATGAGTTTAATGATCGCCCGAAGAAGAAAAAGAAACCCAAGGCTAAGCCACGTAAGAACAAGCCAGTAAGTGAAGCGTCTGTAAATATCAAAGGCGACAATAACATAAACGGAAACAACAACACTATAATTAACAACCACTACCCACCAAATAAGCCGAGCACTAAGGTTGTTATTCGAGGCGCTGATGTTATTACCGAAGAGGAAGCCTTTAATATTAAGAAGAAAGTTGACGAACTCGTGAGGCAGGATATTGCCCACGGCATGACGAGCAAGGCAGCGTATGGCAAATGGTGGGGCAATCTTAAAGGGCGATACTCAGTGACTGAATACAAATCTATCCCACGCGATAAATATGACGATGCAATGCAATATTTGAAGCGCCAAGCAGCAATAAAGCGCGCTACGAAAAGCAGTTTCAATGAGAATGACAGGAATTATTACTACAGTGCTATCTGGGCGCGCGCTAAGAACGTCAACTACGACAAGCAGCACATACACAAACTAGCTAGCAAAATGACGGGTGAAGATGTAACATCATTGACTGTCCTTTCGTTGCGAGACTTAAAGAAAGTTTACAATGCCGTAATGAGCCTCTAGTAGTAAATCATCAATTCGGGCACCGTGTAATTCAGCTCTCATTTTTCACGGTGCCGTATGGACAGGCTAAATTTTATTCTCAAAACGCACGGTTTTTACGTTAGCGGGGATTCAAGCCAAGTTTTCCCCCTTTCCCCTTATTCTTTAAGGGCTCTTCACTCCTAATCACTTCTATTCCTCTCTATTCCTTAATTATTAAGTTATGTGGTTAGTAACA